CGTTTCCAACGACCTCTTCAAAACTTACTCCTGTGCGTGTCGCAACAAATGTAAGTCCGATAAAGTTAATTGATCTTGCGGGTTTTATGAAAATGTCAGCTCTAAATTGATTTGCATCAATTACGTCTGGTGTGTTATTTGTTTCATCACAAATAACAACAAAGTCAGTAATACCTCTCTTTGCTTTTACATCACGAAGGAAAGGATCAACTATATTTAAGAAGTTAGTCCTTGTAATTACATCATTAAACTCGAACAACTGATCTCTTGCTGCTCTCTCGATTGTACCCTCAACAGTAAGGAACAAACGACGAACGTTAATACGATCAAATGCCGATGCAACACCAAGTCCAGTTCTGTCACCAAAAAGAATGATTCCTGCACCTGGAGATGCAATTACTGGATTGATTCTCTTCGGATAGATAATGTCTCTTTGTGCCTGTGTTGGATTATATGCGAGTTTAACTGCTCCATTAATTGCTCCCCTTGATGCACCAGCTGGTGAGAACCAAGAGAATGAATTAATTGATGTTCTTGCCATTAATCCACCGATATCTCCATTTAATGGAATATATCTGAACTCATTATTAAATCTATCAAATGTGTATTTGTAACCTGAGTCAAATACAGCGTATGATGATGATTGAAGTGCAGCATAGTAATCAACTATGTTATCCGTTTGTGTATCTGAGTTAGATACATTTACAACTCCTGCACGATGTGGTGATATGCATGCAATACAATCTTTTCTTAGATTTGCAATTGCGATTAATGCTGATGCTTTTGCTTGAGAATCAAAGATTGTAGCACCACCACTTGGGCCCTGTAGAATAAAGTTGACTGTATATTCTGCTGGATTTTTAAGAATATTATATGAATTAATTACGTCACCTTTTTGTACTAAGTAACCATCTGTTCCTGAATAGTCATTACCACCTTTTAGGTCATACGCTCTATTACCTTCAACGTTAAATGTTACTCCTGCAGCATTTTGTCCCCAAAATCCTGTAACTAAACTAAAGTCTTTGATGTCAGTATCACCAGATCCAGCACCGACTGCTGATAATCCACCAGCTTGTCCTGTTGGTGCACCACCTGCATAAATGTATTCTGATCTGTTTGCAAGATAGTTTTTGTAGTAAACCTCTTCTGCTGGTTGTCTCTTACCATCTTTTGCTTTTGAAAGATACAAATGTTTCTCAAGAACATTACCTGCAATTCCTGATGCACTTCCATCTTCATCAACAACTACAACATGCATCTCGTCGTTTACACTCTGTCTTGACTCTGCATATTCAGATGTTCCTGGTTTCTCAGCAATTGCAACCCAAGGAATATCAGCACCCTTAGTTAAACCTAATGTCTGAGAACTATACCAATCTTTAACAGTAGTTGTTGTAAAGTTAGCAACTGCGTCACCATTTGCTTGATTTATAAATGTTGTGTTTGTATTAGTTGTAGTTGATACTCCTGTGACTCTGGTAAATGTGAATTGTGAATTATCACCTACAGTTGATACTCCAGTAATTGCTTTATCAACTGTAACTTCTCCAGATCCAATTGCGATAACCGTTGTTCCAGTAGAAACCACCGTACCTACAGTTGATGCAACAGAAACCACATCACCTAATGCTATGTCTTGATCCATAGTGGCACCAGCATTAGTGGTTGTGATTCCAGTTATGGTTATATCAAATCCTGTATCAATTACACCGACTGTTGTTCCTATACCAACAGATGTTTGTGTTGTTTCTGTTTCGGATGTCGATGTTAAAAATTTAAGTGCATCATAAGTTGTTGCTGAAACAATACCTTCAGCAGTTACTCTATCAATAACTTTAACAGTTATTTGATCTGTTCCAATTCCTGCACCTGCTGCTGTTCCAACTCCAGTTATGATACCCCTCATAAATGCTGAACCATATGTGGTGCTTGTACCAGGCCCAACAAGAGTTCTTCCAGTTATTGTTTGTGTTACACCCATTCCAACTGAAATACCAGCAGTTCCGTTACCAGATAAAGTAATTACTTGATCTGCAAAGTTATCAATTGTGAATACCTTTAGTCCATTACCCCATGTACCAGGATTCTTTGCTGCATAGAACCAATCAGAAGCAAGTGTGTAATTTGCTGTATAATCATCATATGACTTTATTTTTACAGTTGTTGATGCAACACTAACGCCTGCGTTTGCGTTATTTAAAAGTGCACCATCGGATCTTAAAACTCTTAATGTACCACCATATGATAGATATGATGATGCAGTCATCCAATATTCGAATTGTCCGTCTTTATCTAATGGTTTTCCGTAAGTTGCTAAGAGATCTTGTTCGTTCTCTACTAATAACGGTACATCTATGGGGCCTTTTTCAAATGGGCCAGCAATCGCTCCGACCTG